GGTAAGCAAGAACAAATCCTACAAACCCTAGGGCCAAACAATCCTATGGTTTCTTTACAACAATACGCAAACACACTTAGTAGAATGATTGAGATGGCTGGATTTAAAGATCCTGAATCATTTATCAATACTGAAGTACCGCCAATGCCACCTTCACCAGAGCAGACTAAGCCTGATGCAGCTGAGCTATTAGCACAAGCGGAAGCAATGAAAGCACAGAACCAAGCACAGAAAGCAATCATTGATGCAGAAACAGATCGCATGAAGATTATCATGGACGATGATAGAAACAGAGATGAAGCTGAAGCACAAATTAGACTGAAGGCGGCAGAATTGTTAGCTAAATACGGAACTCAGGTCAACATAGCAGAAATAAATGCTATCATGGAGCGTGACCGAGAAACTATCAGGCAAACTGCAAAAGACCAAGCTCAAGGATTATTTACAGGAAATGTCCCACAAAATATTTGACATTGAAGTAATGGAAGGCGAGATTGTCTATCGTGGTTCAGAAATAAAAGCTAGAAATAAAGATCATGCACTTCAAATAATGATACTTATGTCGGGTGGACAGGTAAATGAAAACTCAGAGATCATAAGTTTCGAGGAGAAAACTTTACACTAATGGCGATTACATACAGAGGCGAAAGATTTAGCGGTTATAACAAACCTAAAAGAACACCAGGCAAGCGTAAAAAGTTTGCCGTACTTGCAAAATCTGGAGAGCAAGTCAAACTAATTCGTTTTGGTGATCCCAACATGAAAATCAAAAAAAGCAATCCTGCTAGAAGAAAATCCTTTCGTGCTAGACATAAGTGCGATACCAAACCCCCAAGCAAACTAACCCCTAGATATTGGTCTTGTAAGAAATGGTAGGTATAATCCTACTATGGAAATAATAACAATACTTTTACTCGTGGGACTTGTAGGTTATCTAATCTACGACAAACACAAAGATTACATCAAAGATAAAATAGATCGATGGTTGTAAAAAGTCGTAAACAAAAACGCAAATTTAAAGCAGTAGAAAAAACTGCAAGAGGTGTGCCAAAGAAATACATCAAAGGCTCAAAGAATCCAAAACAAACTGAAAACGAAATTTTGAGAACTAGAATGTTATATAAGGCTGGTAAACTTACTCGTAAAACGATGAACAATATATCAAAAAAGAGAGTAAAAAGTGGCCAGTAAAAGCGAATGTATAGCTAAATATTCTAAGTCTAGTGGTATATCTAAAAGCACTTTAGAAAAAGTTTATAAAAGAGGGCTAGGAGCTTATTACAGTTCAGGTTCTCGACCAGGTGTGTCTGCTCACGGTTGGGCTTGTGGCCGTGTCCGTTCTTTTGCTACTGGCAAAGGCGGTGCAAGAAAAGCAGATCAAGATTTATACAGGCCAAAAAAATCTAAAAAAAGGAAATAATTATGCCAAGAGGTAAAGGAACATACGGATCTAAAGTAGGCAGACCGCCTAAAAAGAAAAAATCTAAAAGTAAATCTTATAAGAGTGGAAGAAAGTAAAAAGAAAGTAAGATTTCAAACCTTCGCTGAACTTAGTAAGTTTATGGAAGAAAACACTAAACGGCAAAAGAAAAAAAATGAAAAACAAAATAAAAAGCATAGTAGGTAGTTTAGCACCCACACTTGGAGCAGCTTTAGGTGGCCCTTTAGGCGGCCAAGCTGGTCAAATATTAAGTGGTGTATTAGGCGTACCTAACAATCCAAAGTCTATAGAAAATGCAATGCAAAGTCTTAGCTCAGATCAAATGGTTGCTCTTAAAAAAGCAGAAAAAGAATTTGAAGTGCAAATGAAAGAGCTTGAGGTTGATGTTTTTGCTTTACAAACCGAAGATGTGCAAGATGCTAGAGAAAAGTTTAGCTCTGATTGGACACCAAAATTTTTAGGTGTTCTATGTCTTGTAGGTTTCTTTGGTTACATTGGTTTAGTCACACTTTATCCACAGCCTGATGCAAGCGATGACATTGTTATGCTGGTTATTGGATCAATTACAGGTATAGCTACCGCAGTTATATCTTTTTACTTCGGCTCGTCCCACAAGAAATGACTTGGAAAAACTTTAAACTTGATGAATTCAAGTGTAAACATTGTGGTAAAAACGAGATAAATCATAAATTAGTTGATAAACTACAATTATTGCGTGATGACCTAGGATTTCCCCTAGTTATATCATCTGGTTATAGATGTCCTGAACATCCTATAGAAGCTAAAAAAAGCAAGCCAGGTACACACGCATTAGGTCTAGCAGTTGATATAGCTGTTAGCCACCAAAAAGCATTAGACGTGTTATACAAAGGTATTGCACATGGTTTTACAGGCATAGGAGTTAATCAAAAAGGAAATGGACGATTTATACATTTGGATATCGCAGAAGTGGAAAATTATAGCCCGCGCCCTCACATCTGGAGCTACTGACTTTTATTGATATGGAGATTTCAGGCTACATCGTTTGGAATATCATAGTTACTTTGGTCTTAGCACCTTTAGTCTATGGCATAAGAAAAAACGAAAATGAAGTTAAGCGTGTTGATATTTTGCTTAATAAAACCAGAGAAGAAGTGGCAAGAGATTATCTAACAAGAAATGAACACACAATCGAGTTTCAAAGATTAATAGACAAAATAGACAAACTTGATGCTAAAATAGATAAACTAATAACGAATTAATATGGCAGTTGGATTACCACAAGGACAAGTAGAAGTAACAGCAGGAACAGGGCCAGTAGCAACTGGTCAAGATTATGCACAATACTTATCAGGTGGAGTTCCTTTATCAGCCGTTGTTGCACCAGGTGTAAGTTTCTCACCGCAAGCACCTATGGGTTCAACTGAATACCAAGGGACATATATGCCTTTTATGTCAATGAGTCCAGTTCCAGTTATGCCAGCAGGAATTAGCACAGGCGATTCTTTGATGATAGACAATCAAATGGCTTATGCGCCCGCAGGAACACCAAAGCCTACTATTTTTGATACGGCAACAACAACACCAACTGTAACAACAACATCCCCAACATTTGCAGATGCAACCACTAATACTGATAGCATGGCACCGTTTTTGCCTTCAGGGCCAGGTGATGTTTATGTGCCAAAACAAGAATATCAACAATATATTTCACCGTTTGTTTCAGAAGTTTTTGTACCTGAAAATATTGTGGCAGAAGATATAGCTTTAAATACTACTTTTGCACCTAATCTTTATAGCCCAGATGTAAGAGTACCTACAAAGTTTGATTTAGATGTAGAGGCATTTTTAACAGGCATTGATCCTGAAGATTTAGCCAAAGTAGATGTAAGCAATGTTGATTTACCGACATCTTATCCCGATGACATGGCTGATCCTGAACCAAGAGATCCATTCTTATTTACAGAGTTCTTTGAAAAAGAAGGCGGAGCTGGTTAATGCCAACACACGAAGAAGTCGTTAAGGCTGAACAAGCCGAACAAATATTAAACTCAGATGTATTTAAGGAAGTTGTAGAAAACCTTAAAAACGAATACATCAACTTTTGGTTAAACTCTCGTGATATAAAAGATGTGAATATTAGAGAGGACTTACATAGATCAATTTTATTAATACCTGAGATAGAAAAACATCTTAGAATCATTGCAGAAAAAGGCAAACTCACTAAAACACATATCAATAAGATTCGTAGCGTAGGCTAAAAATCTTTTCTTTTTTAAAAAAATTCATATAAAATACTTATAAATACACATAAGGAGTATTTATGAGCAATAACGGAAAACCGACTGCTTTACAAACTGAAGGAGAACTAGCTACTTCAGCGTTTGAAAGTTTCTTAACTCCTCAAGAAGAGGAAAAAGTTGAAGAGGCAGTCACAAAAGAAGTAGAAGAGGAAGTCATTGAAGAGGATGAATTACCAGAAGCAGCCGAACTTGAAGAAGAGATGGTTGAAGATGAAGAATCCGATTTTGATGATGAAATTGATGACGAAGAACAAACTGAGGTTGAGGAAGAACAAGAGCAACCCACCTACTACAAAGTCAGAGTTGACGGAGAAGAGGTAGAGGTCACGCTTGAGGAACTCCAAAGCGGATATTCCCGTCAGCAAGATTACACGCGCAAAACTCAAGAGTTGTCTGAACAACGGAAAACCATTGACAAACAACAGGAAGAGTTAGCGCAAAGAGATGCGATTTATTCGCAGTTGTTACCGAGATTGGAAGCCCAATTAAAGGGCGAAATGGCAAACGAGCCAGATTGGAACAAGTTATACGAGGATGATCCCGTTGGCTATGTTCGAGAAAAGCAACTCTGGGATGAGAGAAAAGAAAAGTTGCGAGCCACTCAAGCTGAACAGCGCAGACTTGAAGAAGAAAATGCTAAAAAACAGCAAGAGCAAATTGCACAAATGGTGCAAGAAGGCCAGCAAAAGCTACTTGAACTTATACCAGAATGGCAAGATCCTGAAGTTGCAACCAAGGATAAGCTAGCGATTCGAGAATATGGAATCAATGTCTTAGGTTATTCACCTGAAGAAATGGATGCCGTGTATGACTACCGAGCCTTACTTGGTTTAAGAAATGCTTGGTTGCAAAGCAAAACTGTTAAAGCAACTAAGAAAAAACCAACGGAAAAAGCAAAGGCTAGGGTTGCAAGACCTGGTACTACGAACCGACCAAGATCAGTAGCTCCTGTGAAGAAAGCAAAACAAAGGTTAGCTAAAACTGGGAAACCCTCAGATGCAGCTAAAGTTTTTGAACAATTATTAAAGTAATTTACAAGGAGTAAAAAATCATGGCAAAAGTAACTAACGCTTTTGATACTTACACCGCAACTGCTGATAGAGAAGATTTAAGTAATATCATTTACAACATCTCTCCTATGCAAACTCCGTTCATGTCCTCAATCGGTACACGAAATGTGAGCAATGTGGTGTTTGATTGGCAAACAGAATCTCTACCTACACCAAGTGCAAGTGGAGAATTAGAAGGCTTTGAACTTTCAAGAGCAGCTTCAACTGCTACTGTAAGAGCAAGCAACGTATGTATGATCTCAAAAAGAGATGCAACTGTAACAGGATCTCAAGAGAGTTCAGATCCAGCAGGTAAAAGGTCAGAAATGGCTCATCAACTTGCTATTATGTCTAAAGCTCTTAAAAGAGATATGGAAGAGGCTCTATGTCAAAAAGGAGCTAAAACAACTGGTAATGCGACAACTGCTCGTGTAACTGGTGGTTTTGAATCTTGGATCACTTCAAACGATTCAAGAGGAACTGGTGGTGCTTCAACAGGAAGCGGTGCTGCTCCAACTGACGGAACTCAAAGAGCTTTAACTGAAACTCTACTCAAAGATACACTTGAGTTAGCTTTCACAAATGGTGGTGAACCATCATTGGCTATTTGTGGCCCACATAACAAACAAGTTATTAGTGGTTTCACAGGTAGATCACAAGCTAGACAATTTGTGGATCAAAATACTGTAGAGGCTTCAGTATCTATCTATTCATCTGACTTTGGTGAACTCAAAATCGTTCCATCAAACAGATCAAGAGAAAGATCGCTTCTTTTAGTAGATCCAGAATTTGCTAAAGTTGCTTACTTAAGAAATTTCCAAACAGTAGATATTGCTACTATTGGTGATGCAGAAACAAAAATGATCGTAGTTGAGTATGGACTAGAAGTGTCCAACGAAGCTGCTCATGGTGTTGTTGCAGACTTAAGCACATCCTAATTATCTGGGACGGATGGGAGTTAGTGCATTTGCATTGACTCCCATTTTTTTATCTAACCTATATAAATGACACCATGTCATTTTATTTATCTATAAAGTTATTTCCCTAAAAGCCTTAGTCAATGATAAAATTATTAACAATATGGCAAGACGAACAATTATCGATCACAAGACTGGTTTTACCAATGAATTTGCTACGGAAGATGATAAGCTGATTTATCATACCACCCAAGATGTTGCGCCTGTTATAGAGCATTGCAAAGCATTAGCAGAGAACAAGCCAGGCAAAGATTTACGTCATGTTGCGGAAGTACCATTGGTAATTTACCAAAAAGCCTGTAGAGAAGGCTGGGCTAACGACATGAAACAATGGAGAAAGTGGTTAAATCATTCTGATAATAAAGTCTTTAGAACATGGCAAGGTAAACTATGACATACGCAGAGCTTAAAACTAACATAGCTAATTATCTAAACAGATCAGATTTAACTTCTGAAATAGATATATTTATTGATAATACTGAAGCTGAACTTAATCGTAAACTTAGAGTTAAAGAAATGATTAAGCGAGCAACCGCTACAGCAGACGGACAATATTTATCAGTACCTTCTGATTGGCTAGAAGCCATCAACATTGAAATTACATCCAATGACTTTAGACCATTGATGCAAATGTCTATTGAATCACTTGATGTGTATAGAAAATCAATTAATAACAAAACTGGTCAACCAATCTATTACGCATTAGTTGACGATACAATCGAACTTGCACCTACCCCTGACAGCAGTTATACATTACAATTAACATACTTCGGAAAGATAGATGCACTTTCTGATTCTAATACATCTAACTTTGTGTCTAATACACATCCAGATGTTTACTTATATGGATCACTAAAACACGCATCAGTTTTTTTGATGGAAGACGAGAGAGCGCCTTTATTTAATGCTCAGTATGAAAAATCTCTTGAAGAAATGAGATTACAACAAGAAAAGGCTGAGTTTGGTAAAGGATCATTAGTTCAAAGAAGAAGAACTTATGGTAAATCTCGTAAGAACATACACTATTGGAATAATAACTAGGAGAAATAAATGGCTGGATTTAGCGATTATTT